TGAGGCGCATTGCTTGCTGGGACGCGTAGCCCAGCGAATTTCCGTCCACCAACAAGTGGTAATTGGCCATGTTATCTCCAGAGGGTAAAAGGGCCGACACATGGCCGGCCCTTGATTACAGTGACGAAACGCCGATCAGTTCGGCAGGTCGCCCAGGAGATCGTCCAGTTCGGTGCTCAGGTCCGGTGCGGCCGCTTCGGTCACCGTGACCGTCACGTCCAGGTCCGGCACATCATCGAATTCGTCCGTTTTGCCCGTCAGGCGCGGTACGGTGCTGCCCGCCTTGGCGCCAGCTGCGGGCAACAGACCGGCGACGCTGTTGACGGCACCGATCGCGCGGCGCTGCTGCTCGTCCGATTCCTGCTTGACGTAGTCGTCCAGGTTGTTCAGCTTGGCCAGGACCGACGCGTTGTACGCGCTGGTTTTCGGGGAAATCTGCGCCGTGTAGGTCGTGTTCAGGCCTTTGCCGTCGCGGGTGATGATGATTTCCTTGCCGGCGGTCGGGTCGAACACGGCTTCGGCGCCCCATTCGCTGATGATCTCGATCAGCTGACCGAACACGCCGCGCTTGATTTCCAGGATCACCGGGGTGTTCGGCTCGGACGAATCCAGCATCAGGGCGTTAACCAGCACGGTGCGCGACGGGCGGGCCTTTTCCAGCACTTTGGCCAGGTCGTCGTCGCCGCAGTTCTTGATGCCGTTGGCGATCGCGTTGCAGACCGGGCAGTCCTGCTCGTGGGTAGCGGAGGTGCAGATGTAGACGGCCTTGATGTTGTCGGCCTCGTCCTTGATGAAGTGTTGACCGAAGTCGTGGAAGAAGATTTCTTCCTGTCCCTTGCGCCAGCCGGGCAGCAGGCGAATGCGGTTTTTACCTGCGGCGACCTTGACGGTCTTTTCCGCTTTTTGCATCGAGGCCTTCTTGCTTGCCATGAGGGCCATCAGTTTTGCGCTGTCCATGTTTCGTGTCTTTCGTAGTAGGTAAGTAGGGTGTCAGTGCCTTTAGACTTGCGTCGTTCAGCGCTTTTATTATAGCTCAGTCGTGACTACGTGAGCAGGCACGACCGAGATATTTGTCAGGTTCGCTTCGCCAGTTCGGCCGCGCGCGCTTTCGCGTCGGCGTGCGCGGCGCCGGCGGCGACGATGCGGGCCGCGCCCTTGCCTTCTTCGCGGCGGTCCGCGCCCAGCTGGATGATCATATCGCGGCGCTGCTTGAGCGATTCGACGAGGCCTTTGTTGATCGTGGCGATCGACTCGGCTTCGATCACGACGTTCTGGTTCTTGAGCCATTTCGGGTCGATCTTGACCGCGTTCTCGACCGCCTTCTCGGTGACCTTGAGCGCCGGGTCGACCGCCGCTTTGGCGATCAGCTGCTTGCGGTGTTCGTCGTACAGCGCCGCTTCCAGCACGCCAAAGCGCGCTTTCAGGCGCAGGTGCTGCGCTTCGGCCAGGGCCGCTTGCTGCACGTAGTAGGCAATCAGGCCGGCCTGTTCCATCATGCAGTTGTCCAGGTTGGTCTCGGACACGCTGATATCGCGGCGGAATTCTTCGACGTCGATCACGTGCTGCAGCCCGGCCGGGCTGGACTTGGCACGAACCGGCTCGGGCGGCGGATTCGGGTTTTCCGGCATTTTAGCCTCCATCTTCGGCATCGTCTTGGCGATCGTCGCCAGTTCATCGTCCAGATTGGGTTTGGCGACCGGCTTGACGACTTCGGGATCGGTGCGCGCGACGCCCGCTTCCGGCAGCGGGTCGGACGCTTTCGCGACCGCGGCCTTCGGCACGTCGCTCGGGTACTTGTCCTTCATCTTCGACGCCAGTGCGGCGAATTTGTCGTCAGGCTTTTTGGCGACTTCTGCGGCGTCGCCCATTTCCGCTTCCAGCGCGGCCAGTTCGTCGTCGATATTCGGCTCAACCAGCGCGCGCTCGACCGCCTGGCCGGCGTTAGCTTGAGCGATGGACTTCTGCAGGTGCGCGGCGTTTGCCGTGCTGGCGTTCAGGTGTTCGGTGTCGTCCAGACCGGCCAGTTCGTCGGTGATCTTCTGTGCGTGTTCGGCGCTTACATAACCGCCCGCCGCCGCTTTTTCGGCTGCCTTGAGCGCATCAGCGTCATCGTTCAGGTCCAGGCCGGCGAGCGGGTCGTCTTCTTCGATCACGGCGGCAGTCTTCTTCACGGCCGGCGGCGGCGCGACCATGCCGGCGGTCTCTTCTTCCAGCTGCGCCATCAGTTCGTCCAGTGCGTCGTCGCCGATCGGCGTTTCTTGTTGTACAGCCATGTGATTCTCCTTCGTGTGTGAATCGGTTGAACGATTATGTTACGGGTTCCGCGACCCGTGGCGCAAGTCAGTAATGACTTAATGTTCAGGCGATGTTCATTCCAAAATATCCGCGACTTTGGCAAATACCGCGTTGAGAATGTCCTGCTTCGACGCGTCGAAATGGACCTGTTGCGCATTGATGCCGCAGACGATCGATGCGTCCAGCTTGGAGTCGTACACGACCTTGCCGACCAGATCACCCGGCTTGGCGCCCGGGATCAGGTGCTTGATCGCGGCACTGCCAAGCGCGACGATGATGGGCGGCTTGATCAGGTCCAGTTCGCGCTGAAAGTACCCGGTGCAGCCATTCAGCTGCTCGCGCGTCAAGAACTTGTCGTTCTTTTTGGCCTTCACCAGCGCGGTGTAATAGCCCCCGTTCGGGTCGAGGCCATTCTCCCGCATCGCAAGCTTGATGCAGTCTGCGGCGTCGCCCATCAGGAACTTCTCGGCCTTCTCCTCCTGCCAGGTCGGGCAATCCTCCACGACCATGAACTTGATCGTGTTGCCCATCCTGATCGCCGGGTGCATCTGGCCGTCCAGGTCGCAGTCGTGGCACTTGCGGTATTCCTGCACCAAGTGGATCACCTTCTGGCGCAGGAACGGGTCTTTCGCATCGGTGACGCGGTCGGCCTTCACGGCGTCGACGATCAGGCCCGGCATCAGTTCCATCTGCTCGCGCCGGCGGTCGGGGTGACGCGCCGGCAGGGCGCCCGGGTCGATCGACGCCAGCCCGCCGACCGCGCGCAGCACGTCGACGACCTTGCTATTGACCTTGGACCCTGTCATGCCGGCGATCAGTTCGAATTCCTCGACCGTGTCGAAGCGCCCCTTGACCGGCCCGGTCGTGTCCGGTGCGTACACGTTCTCGGTAGTGCCGTCGCGCTTTTTCTTGACCCGCTCCAGGACGACGCCGCGGTTGTTCTGGCGCAGTTCGACGATGCGGCGCGCGGTGGTCTCGGAGATACCCTTCACTGCACTGAACGGGGCCAGGATGTGCTTGTCATCGGGGATCGTGAAACGGTCGGTGGACAGGTTGATGTCCGGCGGCAGCACCTCGATACCGCATGCGCGCGCGTCACCCACCAGCCCGGGAATCTTGTCCTCGTCGTCCACGATCGACAGGGTGGCGGCGAAATACTCGGCCGGGTAGCGCACGCGCGCCCACATCGTCCAGTACGAAATGATGGAGTACTCGATGGAGTGCGAACGGTTGAAGCCGTATCCTGCGAACGCCTCGATCTTGTCGAACAGGGCGCCGGCCGTGCTCGGGTCCATGCCCGACTTCTTGTCGCAGCCTTCGACCCACTTGCTGCGCATTTCCGCCATCTTGTCCTTGTCCTTCTTGCCCATCGCTTTACGCAGGTGGTCCGCTTCGGCGCCGGTGAAGCCGGCCAGGTCGACGGACAGCTGCATGACCTGTTCCTGGTACACGACAACGCCACCGGTGGTTGACAGCGACGCTTCCATGTTCGGGTGCTCGTAATAGGGCGTCATGTGGCCCTGTTTGATCGCGACGAAGTCGGCCATCATGCCCGACTCCATCGGTCCCGGGCGGTACAGCGCGGTCGCCGCCGTGATGTCTTCGAACGTCAGCTTGCCGCCTTTGGCCAGGTCGCGCAGCAGCTTGCGCATGCCGGTCGATTCGAACTGGAACACGCCGGTGGTGTCGCCGGCGGCAAATGCCGCCATCACGTCGGGTTCTTCCAGGGGCAGGCTGATGTAGTTGACGTCGATCCCGTGCCGGTCCTTGATGTAGCGGCGCGCGATTTCCAGCGTGTCGAGCGTGGACAAGCCCAGAATGTCCATCTTGACCAGGCCCCAGTCCTCGACCACGCGCTTGTCCCAATTCGTCACCGGCAGGCCGCCGGCGCGGGTCTCGATCACGGCGCGGCTGGTCAACGGCTCACCGCCGACCACGACGCCCGCGGCATGCTGGCCGAAGTTGCGCATGACGCCTTCCAGCTTCAAGGCGTGACCCCAGATTTCGGGATATTCCGCGCGCACCTTGTCCAGTTCATTGACCGTGTCGGCCGCCTCGGTGAGCGACTTGGACACGCCCTGCTCTTTTGGCACCAGTTTGGTCGCCGACAGCACCGCGTTGTCCAGTTCGAACATGCGGCCGGTGTCGCGCAGGGCGGACGCCGACGCCAGGGTCGAGAAGTTCGAAATGCCGGCCACGCGGTCGGCGCCGTACTTGCCCGACAGGTATTCGATCACTTCGTGGCGCCGTGTCGACATGAAGTCCAGGTCGGCGTCGGGCAAGTCCAGACGCTCCGGATTGATGAAGCGTTCGAACAGCAGGTTGAAGCGGATCGGGTCCACGTCAGTGATGCCGATCAGGTAAGCGACCAGCGAACCGCCGACCGAACCGCGGCCTGGCCCGACGATAATACCGTTGTTCTTGGCCCACATGACGAGGTCTTCGACCAGCAGGAAGTAACCGGCGAAGCCCATCTTTTTCAGAACCGACAGTTCGTACTTGAGGCGGGCCTGATACGCCGGGATGTCGGCGGCGCCAGGCATGTGCCCGAGGATCGGCTGGGTGAAGCGGCGCTTCCAGCCCTCGATGCACTTGCGGCCCAGCGCGGCGAACTCGTCGTCGGCCATCTTGGGCAGCGAGACCGGCAGCTTCTTGAATTCGTAGGCGCAGGTGGCGGCGATCTTTTCGATGTTCTCCAGTGCCTGCTTCCATACCGCGCCGGCGTTGATGCCATTCCATTTGGCCTGGCGCAGATGCGCATCCTTCACGCGGCGGGCCAGCTGCAGCGGCTCCTTGAAGCCGAAGTCGCGCACGAACTGGCGCGAACGCCATGGTTCGCTCATGCTCTTGATCATCGGGTTGCTGATTGCCGCCATAACTTCCAGCGTGTCGGCGTCAGCGTCGTCGCGGTACATGAACGGGTAGCTGGCGATGGTCTGCATGCCGGGGTTTTCCTCGACCACTTTCAAGGCGCGGGCGTTCAATGTGTCGAACAGCGGCGTATCAACCGGCGTCAGTTCCACGTAGAAGTGTTCGAACTGATGCGCCAGGTCGCCGATGATGCCTTCGTAGTTCGGATGCGTGAACAGGTTGTAAAAGTCGCCTGTCGTGACGATCACGCCTTTCATGTCGAACACCTCCTGCCAGCCGACGCGCGACTGGTAGTAGAAGTATTCCTCGGTGTTGCCTTTGGACAGCAGTTTCATCAGGCTGCTGATGCCGGTGTCGTCGACGGCGTACACCTTGAGCATGACCATCGGGTTCGGCTTGATCTCTTCGCCAGACTTCTTCGCCGGCGCACGGTAGGTCGGGTCGTCGAATACGCGCAGGCGGCAGCCGATGATCGGCTTGATGCCGGCCTTCTTGCAGCGGTTGGAGAAATCCACCATGTTGTGAATCGACATATCGTCAACCAGCGCCACCGATTCATAGCCGTGCTTCTTGGCTTCTTCGATGATGTGGTCGACCTGCAGGAGCGAATTGCCGATACTGAAGTCGCTGCGTACGCTTAATGCATGGGCCAAATTCATGTTTGCCTTCGTGTTGTCAGGTTGATGTTTTATTGTCGCAGCGCAGGGCAGGATTGAGCACGAATCGCTCTTGGGGATCGACGACCATGATCCCGAAGCTGTACAGCAGCGCGCAGCCGACCGCGACATGGCTGCCGGCCGTGCCGTCGGTCCAGTCCAGGTCCTGCACCATGCGCGCCTTGTAGGCCGCCTTCGTGAAGCCGCCGTGCAGCAGCATGTCGCAGGCGATGCGCAGGTACTGCGGGCCAGTCTTGCCGAACGGGTTCATCCCGCGCGGCAGCATGGCGCGCATGTCGTCGATGCGGCCGTTCTTGCACAGCGTGGCCGCGGCCTCCTTCGCCTTGATGCTCTTAGCGCCGAGCGCGTCGAGCACGCGCTGGTCCTCGACGCCAACCGCGTACGCTACCTTGGCAACCGGCGTGGTGCGCTCGATGATGGCGGCGACATCCGGCTGCTTGACAGGAATCGGCGACGTCACCATCGGGTGGCTGGGCGCCGGCGTGGCCAGCTGGGCCTTCCTGCGCGCATTCTCGTGCTTGGCCAGCAAATCCTTGATATTGACAATCTCGCGCAGGCTTTGCAAGCGCTCGTACGCGCTCTCGCCGCACGGCCCGTACGCCACGCACGCCTGGCATACGGCCGAGTCGGTGCTGTAGGTGCTGGCCGCGCCGAAGCATCCCGGCGCCTGCTGATCGGATGTTGCGCTCATTCCTGTTCCGCCTTTTCGATTCGTTCCAGCGCGCGCATCAGTTCGCCTTGCGCCATGGTCAGTTCGCGCTTCGTGATGTCACCGACAAGCGCGAGAAAGTCGCAGATCGCCGCGAGCGTGATCCCGTCACGCAGACCGTATGCGCGCTTGCCAAAAGCGGTGCACTCGTCAGCGTACGCGCGCTTCGCGGCGATCTCTTGCAGCAGTTGGTCGGGCGGATTGCGCAGCATGTCGACGATGACCTTGGCCAGCGGCGACATCAATGCTTCTTCCTTTGCCCACAGGTCAGCGTGCTCGATCCGTTCGGCCGGGCCTGCGTTGTCGCGGTCGACCAGCGCCGCTTCGAACGGCTCGTCGCGAATGTCCGGACCGAGCGGCATGTCACCGAACAAAGTTGGTGCCAGGCCGTAGTTGATCTCTGGTAGTTCCGGCAGGGCCAGTGCACGCCGGCGTGCATTTTCTTCCTTGCGTGCGGCCATTTCAGCGCGCTGTTCTTCGTTCAGGTTCTTCACGCCCGTGATGAGGCCAATCTCCTTGCGAAACTCGGAGAACGCCACTTTGGTGAAGTAGGCGCTGAACTTGAAGCCGCTGTTCGGGTCGTACCCGGCAGCGGCCACATGAAACGCAAGGCTGGCGACCTGGAACATGTCCTCATATCCCAGAACGCCACCGGCGCCGGCGCCCTGCGCCCACTTCATGCCCGACAGGGCTTGCATGTGGATCAGACCTTTATGGTCTTCAAAACGGGGTGCCGTTGCCTGCATGATTATGCAGCCTCTGCAGCGCGTTCAGCCGCCCAACGACGACGATTGCCGGCCGAAATCTTTGCGCGAGTTTCATCGGTCGGCTTACGGCCCTTGAGCGCTTCGGACAGTTTGCGCTTCGTTTCTTCCGTCAGCGGCTTGCCGGTGAACAGGGCGCGCAGCTTGTCGATGTGTTCCTGGGGCACCTTGCGGCCCTTGCCAGATGCCGACAGCTTGGCCCGGGTCTCTTCCGATACTTGATAGCCTGTTTCTTTTTTCATCTTTTCCCTTTCGATCGCCGCTTCGCGAAGTCGTTGCCTTGTTTCTTCGGAAATGGGCTTGCGAGCCTTGTGTGATGCGCGCATTTTGGCGCGAGTTTCTTCGCTGTGTGCTCGCCCGGCCATTGGCGCCTCTGAAAACATTGCGACGTTGTAGCCGCTCTTGACCGTGTCCAGGCTGTCGATCATTTCCTGCTCCAGCTTCAACAGTTCATTTTTCGAACAACGCTTCATGATCACGATTTTAAAAGCGCCTTCACCGTGCTCATCCCACGCGGCCTGCAGCTTGTGCGAATGATGCCTTCCGCCGCGCAGCTTACTTAGGTGAGTCTTGAAACGCTTGTGTAGATTTTCGGCACTACCGACATACTTCTTGCCGGTGGCGATGTGTTCGATGCAGTAAATGCCAGAGTCTTTCAGGGTCATAGTAGCGGGCCAATTCGTTGTGTCGACCCCGCTACTATGACTCATTCCTGACTGATTCGCTGTGCCTTACTTCTTGCCACTCCCGAATATCCTCTGGGCGATGCCGCCCGCGACTTCGCGATCGACCTTGGAGAGCTTGCTGATGAACGACTTCTCCAGGCCGTGCGCGAACGAACCGCGCATGATGCCGATCTGGCTTGCGTAGATCAGGGTGCGCGGCGAAATCGTGTCGCTCATCTTGGCGCCGTCGAACGCCTGGCGAATCTCGCCGGCGAACTGGACCATCTTGTCGGCGTCCTTCGGGGTCAGCTTGGCGCGCTGCTGCAGCATCTGCGATTCCTGCTCTTTCGGCATGTACTGCTTGTGGATCACCATGCCGTAGCGGTCGTAGTTCGCGCTGTTCTGGATCAGCGTGCCTTGATACAGGCCCGATTCGTCGCCCGAACCGTTGGTGTTGCCGGTCGCGACGATGCGGAAGTTCGGGTGCGGCTCGATGATGCGCATTTCGGCCGGCGCTTCCTTGATCACCAGCGCCTTGCCTTCAAGGACCGGCTGGTACACGGCCAGCACGCTCGGCTGGGCGAAATCGTATTCGTCGAGCACGAGGGTCCAGCCGAACTTCATGGCCAGGGCCAGCGGCCCGAGTTCGAAGTGGGTATTGCCGCCCTTGACCGTCCACTGGCCGATGATGTGGCTCTCTTCGGTGTTGGCCGAGTGCTGCACGCGCAGCATCGGGCGGTTCGTGCGGGCGCACACCTGTTCGAACAGTTCCGACTTGCCCGAGCCCTTGTGGCCCCAGACATAGCACGGGATGTTCACTTCCAGCGCCAGGATCACGTCCTTCAGTTCACCCGGCAGGTAGACGTATTCCTTACTGATCTTCGGCACCATGTCGTGCTGGTCGTGCGCGGCCAGCACCGTGATCGGAATCGGGTCGCCCTTGGCGTTCATGGCTTCGGGGTCCGCGCCGAGTTCGAACACTTCGTGCAGCGGCTTCTTGACGATGCCGCTGGCCGGCACCAGCGCGGCCGCGTTGGCTGCGGGCGTTTCTTTCGGCGTTGCGGCCGGGGTCGCAGCGGCAGCTTCCTTCTTCTGCTTCTCGGCGATCAGCTGCTTGGCATACGGCGAGAACACTTCCGCGAGCGGGTGCTTTTCCTGGTACTGGGCCAGGGTCATGCCCGGGTGCGCCGATTCCAAGTGCTTGCTGATCACGTGCACCGATGCGCCGCATTCCTCGCAGGTGATCTTGTCGTTCTGGTCTGCCATATTGTTTCCCTTTTCGTGTTATGGGCACATGCCCGGTTTGATTTGCGCTACAGGTTCAATGATAAGGGTGCCCGTCAGGATTGACAAGTCAGTGATGACTGAACCTGACGGGTTGCCTGCTTGCTGACGAATCAGCCGCACAACTGGTCGAAGCCAAGCTTGCCCAGCGTCTTGAGGATCGGCGCCACCGACACCGTCAGCGACATCGGCTTGGTGTAGTTGGGCAGGTGCTTCTCCAGTTCCGGCATCTTCTCGATCACCTGCTTGTAGTTGTTCACCGAGTACAGGAACTGGCTCAGTTCGTGACGCGCCTGCGCTTCGTCCGCGACGATTTTGTTGGCTTCGGCAATCAGGTCTTCCAGACGAGCTTCCCAGCTTTCAAGATCGTCCGGATTCTTTTCCTTCGTCGCCTGGTTGATGCCGCAATCTTTTGCGTTGGCACGGTTGAAATCCGTATTCATCGGATGACGAAACGGCTCGTACGATACCGTGGAGCGCCATTGATTGCGCAACTGTTCCGGTTGTAGGGTGACGATGGCGATCGGGCAGTATTCCGGTTTGATGCTGGCTGAGCCGGCCAGTGGGAACCATTCCGGCGGCATGTTCTTCGTTGCGGCCGCGAACTCTTTCGGTACGCGCTCCATGTCCAGTTTGCGCACGCGCGCCTCGGTCTTTTTCTTCAACTCTTCCTTACGCTTGGGAATGGTCGTGCCTTTTTCGATCACCGAGTCGATGATTTGTTGGCGAATCGTTTTGTTCAGTGCTGTCATTGTACTTCCTTGTTTTATTTGGACAATATGCTGTCGGGCCAGGTGGCCCGACAGGTGCTACGCCTTACTTGGCGAGAAGCAATCTGAGTTCACGCATTATGAGTGGCGGAAGGTCTTTGACCTCGTTGATCACCATCGCCTTCGGGTAGAAGTCGCGCACCGAGCCATCCTTGATGCCGATGCCGATCATGTTCATGCCGGTCTGCGACAGACGCTCCACCACTTTTTTCAGGTGCATGTTCAGGCCGTGATGGTCGCTCGTGTAGCAGGCCGGATTACCATCGGACAGGACGATCAGAATCTTGCCCTTCTCCTTGCGCCGCAGCACGCGCATGCCGGCGATCTCGACCGACTCGCCGTCGACGTTGTTGGCCATGTGACCCGAGTTCGGCAGCCAGGCAAAGCGCTGCTTGACGCCGGTCGACATGCGCTCGTCGAAACCCTTGAGGATCGGCATGTACAGCGGCTCGACCCGGGTGAAGCCACGCCCGAGCATCGCCTCTTCCTTCTCCACGTCTTCCGAGCGCAGATGCCCGTGCCCGCCCGTGGTGAACGCCATCACTTCGCTGCTGATGCCGATCCGGTCCAGGGTCGAGGCGAGCGCGTATGCCGCTTTGGCCGCGGTGTGAACCTTGCCGCCACTCATCGAACCGGAAATGTCGATCAGCAGACCGACCGCCACGTCCTTCGTTAGCACTTCTTCGCGCTGGCGGAACACCCGGTCGTCGCCGGCCGCCAGGCGGTGCAGCGAAGCAGGGTTGACGCGACCCGAGCGGCGCCCCGGCGACCAGCGCTTCAGGCTGCGCGCGCTGATGGCGCGTTCCAGGTCTTTCTGCATCGGGCCGACCATGTGGTCGACTTCGTCCTGCATGGACTGCAGCATGCTCGGCTTGTAATCCTTGCCCACGTGCAGCGGTTCGATCACATCGTGGTCCGTGGTCCAGACCAGATAGGGCGCCGCCTTGCTCGCGTCGATCACGCCGTGCGTGACCAGTTGCGACAAGGTCTCGTCGTAGGTGTTGGCCAATTCCTTCTCGATGGCCGACAGGCTGCCGCCGGTGCTGCCGTTGATGTGCGAGGACGTGACTTTTTCTTCCTTGTCATCTTCCGGGTCGTCGCCCTCTTCGTCCTCTTCTTCTGCGCCGCCTGGCGCCGTCCCGGGGCTTTCCTCTTCTTCCTCGCCGGCCGCCGCCTTGCCCGAGTCGTCCGCCAGGTGGCCACGCCCGCTCTCGTCATCGCTTTCACCGCCGCCGGCACCGCCCATGCCGCCCGAGCTACTGCCAGCACCACCGCCGCCCGCAGTCATCGTCGACGCGCCGCTCGACGCGCCCGGCGTGGCGCCCTTGAGCGCGGTCGATGCTTTCTCGGCCACGTTCAAGGCGTCGGCGCTGGTTTTCGCGCCCTTGATCTGAGCTTCCAGCGGCTTGAGCGTGTCGTACACGTCCTGAATATCGGCCATGTGCTCGTCGATGAATTCGGCGAACACGCGCTGACCGGCCAGGCCGCGAATCACCGGCATGGTCAAGAGCGCCTTGACCTTTTCGTCGTCGCCCGCGGCCTTCGCCTTTTTCAGTTCCGGGATCGTGTAGTTTTCCAGCAAGAAGCGCCCGGTGCTGGCCAAGTTCTCGGCTGACCCTTCGAAGCGCTCGGCCATCAGGCGTTCGATGCGGGTATCTTCCATCACGTTGTACATGCCGCCGATGCCCATCGATTGCGCTTTCGGCATGTCGTTGAAGTCGGTGAACATGATGTGCGCGACTTCGTGGTCCAGGTAACCCTGCAGCGCGTCCAGCAGTTCGATGGTGGCGTTGTCGGGAATGTACGGCAGGTTGACGCGGATCGGGCGACCCTTCGAATCCGACTGCACGTAGGCTTGCGTACCAACTTGCGTGACGTTGATGTGCTTGCCGGCCAAAATCTGCGTGATCTTAACGATCGCCTCGCGCATCACGTAGATGCGCTCTGCCATTCCCATTCCCCGTGCTGACATATTGTTTCCCCTTTGTAAAGTCATTAATGACTGAATACGGTTATGATAATCATGCCCGGTAGGAGGCACAAGCACTGTATTCACTGTTTCCTGAAACAACAAAGGCGGGCACTGCCCGCCTTGCTTTTGCCCGCGCGGGCACTTACATATAGATCACCGCGTTCTGATCGCCGGAGGTGTTGATCAGGACAATGTCGCCAGAGATCGGATGCTTCGCCTTGAACACCAGCGCGTTGCCGATGTCCAATTTGAAAATAATGACGGATTCGCTCAGCATGTCCGAGAACATTTCCAGGCTGATGACTTCGGGTTCTTTTGCTGCAGTGGCTTGTAATGCGTTGGCGAACATGTATGCTCCTCCGGGATGTGACGACCGTTTTGATGTCGGTCTATTCTTACAAAATGGTGAGGTCTGGTCTTACGGTATTTATTATAGCTCAGTGCTTATTTATAACTTGTAAAAAATCAACTGTGTGGCAATGCACTTTGTTTTATGCTTATCTCGTGCACACCTGTGAAAATTAAGCGACAATCTGGATTCGCCATCCCCAACATGTGCACAGTTAGATAAATATTAACTATAATGCACGTGTCGGTAACTAAATCAGCAGCGACTGAACCCGTTGCGCAAATGTAAAGGAGCAATCAATGAGTCTCGCAACTCACGGCCAAGAACAAGGCACGGCTCGTCGCAATAAGGCAGCCCGTGAAATCACCGTCGCCGCGTACATCACCGGCATGATCAACCTGTCCGAAAAGACCCAGGCGGAAATTGCGCATGAGGCCGGCTTCGGCAAGCCCAACATCAT